CTGTGCTGATGATTTTATTTGCCCGATAGCTTCCGTCCTCCTGCAAATCAAAATCTGCAGCAAAAATTGAAGAATTAACCAGGTTTTTTCCGTACAGCTTTATTGGAATCTGATACTTCCCTGAATCGGTCAAATCTCCGACTCCATCCGATGCGCCACAAATCCGGAAGAATTGCAAACACTCTCCTGCAAGCTGATCAGAAAGTACAAGCGGATTCCCGGTTTTTACGGTAGAAGGCACTGCCATTTGTTTGTCGGCTTTTGTTTGCACCTGTGCATTCATTACTTTATATTCTTCCTGCAAAACATTCATTTCCTCACCATAATCATGGCTGAGAACTTCAAAAAATTTTCTTCCAGCAATGTGTAAAACCGCTACGTTATCCCCCGTCCGAATCATTACTGTCGGTGAGCAGTCAATGCCAGTAACGGTTGTTCCCACAATATCTGACGAGGTATTTTCCAATATTAAGTCTGCTGTAGTCCTGTTAATATTTACATTGTTCCCAAAAATAATAGTGTGAATTGTATCATTAACAGTAAAAAAGTTACCATCTCCATCCTGCACATGAATTGAAACCGGCATACCAACCTTGAAAATGATTGCTTCATCTTGCGATATTGACAAATAATTCTTAAATACTCCGGAAGAAATTTCTTTGACCCCTTGGTCTAAAACTTTGATACCATACGGGCTATAGTTGTAGGGCTGAGAAAACTCAACATCCTCACCTAAATAGTTAAAAACAGGAGTATATTTCAATATCTGGTCTGGGACAACCAATTCAGCCTCACTTATACTACCATATGACCCAATAAACACATACGCCCTTTTTAGATTAAAAAGCTGCGTTTTTTCTGCATCGGTGAAGTCGTTGGTGGAGAGACCCTTGCCAGGTTCTTTATCGACCTTATTCTCTTCCAGCAATTTATCGTTTTTACGAACCTCGTTGCGTAAATTTTCAAACGTAACAAAATTGGGAAATGTACCGAACTGACCATCTTTGATAAATAGCTCTAATACTTCTGCTCCTATTTCATATTCATCAGATACATCATACCAACGTAACTGCGCCAAACCATAATCCTCAACCTTATCAACCTTTTCACCCAGAGCTTTTGCCACGCCATCAGAGGTGACAGGGTTCTCACTATCTTCTTTCGGTTCGGTGTCAAAGATTAATTTAGACTGATAATCCTTGGACAGATTCAGTATGGCTTCCTTTGCTTCATTCGTAAAATCATTTGATGAAAGACCCTTTCCTTGCACCTTGTCAACCTTCGTCTCTCCCAATTTAACCAAAAACTCATTTACTTCAGCTTCGGTAAAATAGTCAACACCTTTTTTTGGGGTATAGCCATCAGCACCTTTCAATAAAGATAAGTTGTTCTGAACAAATTCATTTACAACATCATAAACCTTATCATGAGACAAAACCCCACTAAAATACTCAGTAAGAATAAAGGTTAATTCCTTTTTCAGATTCTCAAATTCCGCCTCCGAAATTCCATCCGCAGTCTTTGGATGAAAAAAATTATCCATCCTGCCCGTTACATCAAGCGGCATATGCGTTTTGTTATACCACTTTTTAAATTCAAGAAGATAGGAATTATACAGGACCATTGAATTGTTATACCTTGCTGTTTCTCCGTTTTCACCGTCAATCTTCATCTTCAGATACGCAGTATATACACGGTCATACGGACTTGGTATTATCAATTTTACAGTCAATTTATCCTCGGAATAACCCTCAAACGCATCATATCTGCCATCATACCCTTCATGTGTCTTTAACACATCATTTATGATAAGCTCATCCAGAAATGAAAGCCACATTACTTTTTCTTTTATTGTGTACTGATTTGGTTTAATGCTGTCTACCATATCAATACATTCCTTGATTGTCATAAGCTCTCTCCTTTCTTACAAAAAGAAGTGAGATATATTGCATAATGCTTACCTCACTTCTCTGAATTTAATTGATACCGAAATCTCTCATCTTGTCTGCTTCAGCTTTTACAAGGTCTTCAGAATAGCTCAATGCATACTCTTCCGCCTTTTCTCCGTTCCGGATAACCTCTGCAACCTCTGACGGAACCTCAATCGTTACTCCCCGTTGGAGAATGTAATTTCTGCCGTTTACCGAAAAGAATTCTTCCTGAACGGCATTTTTCCCTTTTGCTCTCGGGAGCTTAGCTGGTTCTGTATTTCTTTTTGTAGCATTATCTGCCTTTTTAGTTGTGTCTGCCATGATTTACCTCCTGTTAGTTACCATTCATAAGGAACAGTTGGCGAATCTGCCCCTTATATATTTAGTTTGCCTCATCAACATCTCCGAAACTGGAACCGGATTCTACACGAAGCAATCTTTCCTGGTACAGAATCTTTGCTCCATGACAGAACTTATAACCGATTGTCCCGAACTGATTCAACGGACCTCCGATTTGCTCCTTAGTCTTGATAATCATTTCCATTCCTTCGCCCTGTGGGTCAAGAATGCCGAATGCCTTTGCTCCCATGAACAAAGTAGCGTACTTTGCCGTACTGTCATCTTGCTTCCAGATTTTTGCATTATTTGTTTCCACAAAACGAACACCGTGCAGCTCACCGATTTCACCTTTGAATATAGGAGCTACATCGTTATACTTATGATACTCCTTCCACTCATCACTGTTTCTGAGGTCATATGCCACAGATGGATGAATTAAAGCAACATAGTATCCGTCAATCTTCGGAGCCTTGTTCTTTTTTAACCACGTCTGTGCACGGTTTACCACATCCGGTGTGAGAATACAGTTCTTATTCAAATCGTTTCTTGAAGTTACTTCTGTATCTCCATCCGGGCAGTACATAACGCAGTTACCACCAATGATATTGTTACGGGTCAGTGTGTCGTAGGTTTCTCCTTCTGCTGCTCCCATTTCTTCGGTTGCTCCAAAAATGACATCATCATAAGATTCCAATTCCAGTCTGTCAGATACCGCAACAAAATCACCGTGTTGTGTGGTTTCTGCTTCAAGATTTGTCATTCCAAATGTCTGTCCGGTCGGAACAACACCCTCCTGCAATGGTGTCAACGCCTTTGCAAAGGTGTTAAACTTTCTCCATTCCACCTTATTCCCTTTCATCGGTTGTTTTTCACCGAACTGTGTAAATACCATCGCCTCTCTGGCGTTCTCCAGAAGTGCAGTATCATAGAAGGTCTTCATAGTCGGCGACATAGAAGACTGTGTGGTTACATTAACCGGGTTTGTAGTAGGTGCTCCTGCCTGTCCTTCAGTCCAAGCAAAAAGCTGAATGTTAAATTTTTCTCTCATTATTGTTTCCTCCTTGTCATGCAGGGAGGTTTTGTCATTATCTCCCTGTCTGTTTTCGTCGTTGTTCTTCTGCAAATGCTCTCAATTGCTTGAGGTTCATTTTACTAAAATCTTGTTTTACAACAGACGGAGCGGAAGAAGACATACCGTTCTCTATCGGTCTTGATTGATTTGATGCAACCGCTTGTGCAGTTTGTTCTTGAATCTGCCTCGATGCTTTCTGCACAGTAGCAGGAATGATTTCATTCCAATGGCAAGTCGTATATGCTGCAGTAGTGTCTCCATTGGTTGCCGCACAAATCCTACGGAATCTCTCGTCCTGCATTTCGGTTTCCAAGTCAAAGTCAGGAAACTGTGCTTTCGTCTTTTCTGCATTCTGTTGCAGAATCATGATGTGTTGTCGCATCTTCTCCTGTTTTGCTTGTGCTTCTCGTTCTGCATCGTATTGAGCAGCTTTTCTTTCAAGGGTAACTACTCTTCGTGCATCTTCTGCCGACATATCATGCTCCAAAGCATAGTTTTCGTAGTATGAGTCATCGGCTTTTATCTTTTCAGCAAGTACCTCTAAGAAATCATCTGAATCGGGATTGACTCCGTATTTAAAGGCTACAGTATCAAGAAGCTCCTTGTGTTTTTCAAGATTTTTCTCTATGCCTTTGTACTTTTTTAGTCTATCTCTGATGGTCTTGTCCATGTATGACTTGTGTTCATCCTTGTACTCCTCAGACTTAATCATATCTTCATATGACAGTCTCTCTGTTGCACCTTGCTCATTGGTAGTCTGAGCATTATCAGATTGCGTTGCAGTTTTCCCGGTTGTACTTCCCGAAGTTTTCTCCATCGCTTTCTGATAGTATTTTTTTGCCTTTTCAGGGATAAAGGCTGGTATCTTTTCTTCTCCTGATTCGTTGCTTTCCACAGCTTCTCCGGTCGTAACGGAAGCAGAGCCACCATCTCCACCATCGGAACCACCCTCACCGAACAACTGTAGGTTAAGCCATACATTTTTCCGCATATAAAATGCTCCTTTAATAAGTCTGCAGTTAAGGATGCGAGCCTCTTATCGTTATTATATAGCAAGTAAAATACTCAATTCTACCCCACTACACGCAAATTGATAAAATTTTTATAATTTTTTTCTAACAGTTCAAATCCGGTTAAGATTGTCCAGAAGGTTCGTGCAATATTGCCCTCATACTCCTGTTTTGGTTTGCAGGAGATTTGTCCGTTTCCGTTCTCGTCCGAAAAGATAAAATCCCCATCCAACATTTCACATGATTGGTATAGAGCTTCTCCCAACGTGTAAAATAATGTAGATACCGCCGCACAGACAATATCCTCTCCTGGTTTTCCATATCCGGCATGACCTGTAATATCCAAACAAAACGTATCCGGACGAAATGTAATCTCTATCATGTTGTTTCCACCTCTTTAATCTGCCTGCGTAGATGCTCTTGCATCACTTCTGGCACGTTCCACTATAGGGTGCTCTTTGGTGGCTCCTGACTCTGAAACACCTGTATCTGCCTGCACGCCCATATCCTGCGGAATCATTTGACCGCCCTGAGATAGAATCTGGTTTGCCACTTCCTGCCCAAGTTCCGGACTAATCTGTGTCGCAAATTGCAATGCCATCTGCTGATACATTAACAGCATTTCTGCAAGAGTTCCATTTTCGCTTATCTTCTGCATTACTTCATCCTTCTTGTTAAAATCCATCATATTCAGACAAGCAAGTGCCTGGTCTGTCATTTGCGGATTGAAAAATCCTGCGTTATAGAAGGAAAGTGCAAGCTCATTCATTTCCATCTTTTTATACGGGTTTGCCTTTTCGCTTGTGATATCAATATCAAATTCCGGTACTCTTAACCCAAAATCCATCCCCATTGTCTGCATCTTCTGCGGTCTGATGCCTCGGTTATCGTACTGAATAAACTCCTCCTGCATTCCGTCCGAATGAATCCGGAAGGTTCTTGGTATATCATAGAATTGCCGTACAAGCTCTACGATCTGATAACAGACATCACGAAACGCCCTGTGGAATGTTTTGTTTGTACTTCTCGCATTCTTCCCGGCTGTTTCCTGCAATGCCGCAATGGCAGAGGCAGCAGTTATCCCAGATGGAGCAACACCGTTGTTGTAGTCTTGGTTGCTTGTCACATACTTCAATTCGTCAATCTTCTGTGTAAGATAATTGACATAAATCGTATCTAATTGCTTTGAATCAATCGGTCTGATATTCTCCTCACCGATATTTCCTGTTACATGGACAAATTTTTTGGACTTATCATTGTATTCCTGAATATTGATTGTACCATCCTCCCGGATAAAATACCGAGGAGTCGCACCATCCATTGCATTGTCCACGATTGCCTTGTTCAATTGGTCAATCTGTATCTGCGTGTCCCGTCCGATGTCTGTGATTCCATATCCGCAGATACTTCCCTCTACCGGATACAATGCCATAGATACAAATGGGTACTGTGCATGATCATATAAGCCTTTTTCTGCAATCGACTGACCTAATGGAACCGTAAGCGGCATTCCTGTTTCCGGGTCTACCGTTACCTTTTCGGGACCTTGTATCTCATTCTCTGTCGCATACAACACAATATCATTCACATATTTGACATATTGTAATGTTTTCTTGCCTTTTACATATGTGTGATAATACCAATCAATGACTACAGACTTTCCGGAGGTATCTACCGTGTCATCATAGAGATATTTTGCCAATGTAATGTTTTGTCCGCCGAGCTTCCCGACACACTTCGGATACCTCTGCTCTAAGATATCATTTGACACAAGCTCCGTATTAAAGATGTTTTGAGAAGCCTGTAGGTCTGTGATACCAGGCTCCCAAAAAAAGTTGATAAAATCAATCTTTCTGATTGCGATATCACCTAATCCGTTGTGCTTTGTTCCATCCCAGAAAATCCCCTGTATACTTCCGCCATGCTTCAATGTATACCAGACGATATCAGAATACACATCCTCGTAACGATTATGTTCCAATATTATCGGGATGATTGCAGATAATTTGACCGCTTCAGCCTTGTCATCTGCTTGTCTCGGTTGAAAATTGCACGTAGGATAACTGTCCATCGCATCTGAGTATCTGCTCTGAATACACGACCACAACCATGCAGTTGCTGGTTTGAAATCATCGGTTCCGTTATTCATGTAGTTCCATTGTCGGAGCTTCCAGAACTCCTCATTGGCAATGATTTTTTGTTCCAGCCTTGCCTTTCCTTCCTTGTACTTCCGGAGAATTTCCGATGCCCGGATAACCTCCTCAGTACCAATTTTCGGTTTCATTTGTGCCTGCATCTGCTTCTTTTGTGCTGTTCTTTGGAGCATAGCTATCTCATTCTGTCTTCTGATTTCGATTTCAGAAGGCTCCTGCTGTACATTCTGTTCAGGCATGGTTGATTTTTGTTCTTTGTCCATATCATCACATCCTTCTAAATATTGCTTTGTTATAGATACTCTTTTCCACAAACTGATTGAGTGGGTCATACATCGGCTTTTCTTTTACCTCAACCACTCTTGGAGTAATCGGTCTCATCATGCAGAAGTACCTTGTCTCGTCTGCAATATGGTCTTCTCCCTCAGTATCCAAGTCCTCCACTTTATGTTCGTCATAGATTAATGTCGGAACTGTTCTGATAAATGCCTTACAGTTTTTAAACACATACATCATCGGGAATCCGTTCTCATCGAATGCCAGCCGATAATGCATCTGCATCCATCCCGGGATTCGCTGATGGTCTCCCGGTTGAAAATAAATCCTGCATTTTTGTGCCGATTCTGCAATAGATTCACCGCCATCAGCAGAGAATATCGCCGGGTCTGCAACCCCCATAATGTTTTTGCCTTTGAGCCATTCATGTTCTCTCTCAATGCGTGAAATCTCCTCAAAAACTTGTTTTGCTGTCCATTTCAATCCTTGGTTCGGTGTTTTGGTACAACCGTAAAATTCAAGAATCCGATAAGCCACTCCATCTGTATCCACCGCCCACCATCCGCATGAGAACGGTCTGTTATATCCCCAGTCAAATGAACGATATATCTTCCAATGGTTCGGGATTCTGAACGGATTGATTACATGAGTCCATTGTCTATCATCGTAGTGTTCTGGTTTGTTTCTCCATTCCGCAAAATACTGCCCAGAATAACTATCCCAATCACCATATAGGAGGGCTTTCCTCTCCGCTTCTGGCATGGATGCAAGTCTTGTCAGATAATCCGGGTCGTTTTCAAGCAGGATTTTGTTGTCAAAAACAGAGGATGGAACAAAAATCCTTGACCGATGCCTCGTTTCTTTCTTTCCGTCATGCTCTATATCCACACTCTCCCATATCGTTGTCATAGGTTCTGCCGCATCGATAAACCGTTCCTTCACCCATCCATGACCGATTCCACCCGGATTCGCTGTTGCTCTCATATATACCCTTGTCCCTTCCCCGTTTGCTCTGTTTCGGGAAGATAGATAGATATACTCGTCATATGTAAAATGCGTCAATTCATCAAATGCAATAAAGTCATATGCCTTACCTTGATAGTTGAGCTTGTCCTTGCTGTGCTGCATCGAACCAAATACTATCTTCGCACCTGACGGAAAATGCCATGTATGTTCCGATGCATTGTATCTTGCCTTCGGAAATGCAATTGGATAGTATCTCAGCGACTTCTCAATCAACTCCGTCAACTGCGGATATGTCTTTCTGAGTATCAATGCTTTGTAGTGAGGTATATGCACTTGCCTTGTTGCTTCAATCACAAGAGCATCACTTTTTCCTCCTCCTGCGGCACCGCCATACAGAGCCTCATCTTCCGGGCGAATCATGAAGTCATACTGTCTCGGTTGGGGAGTCCATACTACATTATTCATCGACATCCTCCTCGCTTGGTGGTGTTAAACTGTCCATGATAGGTGGCATAAGCACAACACCACTTGGCTTGTCATCATCAGCTCCGTCTGATTCAATATCCTTTCGCAATTTATCAATCCTTGCTTCTTGTTCTCGAATATCTATATCACTCTTAACACCCTTGATATCCTTAATATCTTTCAATGCAGACGTACATTGCTTTATCACCTGACTATCAATCACTTCAGATGCTTTCAAAAGAATAACTATTTTATCAAGCAATTTATCCGCAACATCATTTATCTTAACGGCATTTTCGACTATATCTGATGAAATTGTATCTACCATTTTTGTTGTGCTTTTGTTGTGTGTTTGTTTGCGTAACTCAAACCACTTATCTCTTATTGCAACATCCTTCAAAGAATTAAATGAAACATCATACTTCTTCGCAAGCTTCCTGTAGCTTGTGCCACCTGCTATGTATTCTGCTTTTATCTTTTCCCAATCCACAGGAAACCTCCTTCCTTTTTGTATGATATTATCATTATATCGGCAAAAAAAATAAACTTCTACCCCACTACGATTCCATCACAAAAAAATTACCGGACGAATTACTCGCCCGGCTTTCATTATCTGATATATACAATTCTCACTCTGCCCGTCTGCCTAAGTGAAAAGAAATTAAAAATTTTTAATCTTTTCTGTTTCCAGTTCTTTTGAGAGCAGTTGTTGCATTTTTTGCAACCTCTCAAGTTCTGCCTTATATGAGTTCGCCGCACCTCGCATTGCCTTTAACTCGATTTCCAATTTCTCAATTTCGACTCGTGCCGCTTGTAACTCCTTGAATGCTCTTATAAGCTTTTCCCGCCATTTTTCAGCTATTTATTTTTCCTGTTCCCACAAACCCTTAATATGGTCAAAATTTTGATTACTGTTGATGATATCACTCTGTAATTGCCGTTTGTCCATTTCTTGTGTTTCTATCTTAGATTTCTGCCTATAGATGAGACCAAGGGCATATTTTTGCGGAGCATCAACCTCATTACCGCATATGTTTTTTTTATGAAAAGGACATTTTTCACAAGCTTCCGCCCCTGTGCCACTGCTACAACACACCAACGCCTTTATAATCTGTTCATCTGTCATTCTATTCTCCACTGAATCACCGCCTTATCGTTCATTCCAAGCAGGACGATTTAGTGTCTGCTCAACGGCATTCACTAATTCGGGATATTGTTTCAAAATATCTTCATACTTGGTTGTTTTCAATCCTTCCCTTTTTCTTTTTATATCTCCTGCGTGTCTTAAAGCATACAACGCTCTGCCTTTTTCTTGGAGTACCATAAAAGGACAATTATTTTCGTCTGCTCTTTCAAATTCACCCAAAACAAAAGATATTTTTTCTTCGTTGTGATTTGTTAAGGCGGTTGCCAATATATCAGTAAACTCATACAAAATCATGGACAATCTAAAAACTGTTTTATCATCAACTTTGTTTTTGGGATTGCAGGAGCATTTATCTTCGTGTCGTTTTGCTTCTTTCTCGCTTGAAAAACACTCCGTGCAAAAATCACATTTATATACTTGTTTCACTTCTCCACACCTCTTTCTTTTGTTCGTGTGTTCCAAGCTTTCTTCGCTTCCTTTTCGGTTAATTCATCTGTCGACCGTCTTAAACAAATCGGACACCAAGCACGCCACAACCCCCATTTGGATACTCGTATATTTTCATTTCCACACTCAC